CGTAGTCTTCCGCGCTTGCTCCTGCGGTCGCGGCAGCAGAGGACATGGCCGACTCGAAGTCGGATCCGACCTTTATACTTGCCGCGCCGACCGCTGCCAGAGCACCTCCCGTGGCCAGCAATGCGTTTTTTGCAAGGCCGATGCTCGCCGCGCCGACCTTGCCGATGCCTCCCAGAGCGGACAAGCCTTTCTGCGCTCCGCTGATTGCGGAGTTGAATGAGCTTTCCAGCTGGCCTGCGATCTGGATGGCAATCTTGTACTCGCTCACTGCTTGTTCACCTCCTTCAGTTCATCGCAGATGTCCAATAAATCAAAAATGGACAGGCTCAGAAAATAATCCAAGCCTGTCCTTAAATTCATCGACAGCACAAGGCAGAGCTTTCTCAGCTCCGTGGTCTCATCGAGCCTTATTCCTCTCCGAAGAAAAAACTCGTCACGCGGTTTTTCACCTTCATGGCGTCTTTCGGTGCGAGTATCTTAAAGAACTCGATGGGCAGACCGCTCGCGCTCGCTGCGATGATGAGAGTATATTCGAGGTTCGTCTCCGGCAGGACGGTCACGGTTCCGGAGTTGTTAAGGATCTTGTTCGCCTTAATCATATCGTTCGCCGTGATCGTTTCCAGGCCGGACATATCAATCGTCTTGATCTTCTCGCCCTCGAAGTCGTAGGTTTTGGACAGCTTGATGACGGTCTCATCGAGAACTTCTGCCGCTGCCGCTTCCTTCTTGTTGATTTCAGTTACCTCTGCCATGGGTAGTCTCCTTTCTTATCAGACCTGCTTGCGGATCTTCGCCAGCATGTCTTTGCCGTTCAGCACGAACTTGAAGTTCAGCTTGTCAAGCTCCAGCGTGGTCTTGCCGTTGACCATGATCTTGATGTACAGGATCTCCAGCTCGATCTCCGGCTCGCCCTTCTTGCCCTTGGTGACCTTGCCCAGGGTAGTGGAGGACGCCTTGCCTCTGACCACGATCTTGACCGGGTAGTATCCGGTCTCTCCGGTGGTCGGGTCCATGCACTGCATGGAAGCCCGGAGCGTCAGCTGCGGAGGCTTGGTCGTGTTCATCAGGGAGAACAGATCCTCGTACAGGACCGCGAACGGGATCTTGATCTTAAGGGACGCGAATTGCCCGGTGACCGGATCCTCGATCTCGCCCAGGATGCCAGTTCCCTCAATGGTGTCCGTGATCGCCTCAAGCTCGCCCAGATCGATCTCGCCGGAGATACCGATCAGCTTCTTCGCCCGGTCGTTGTACACGTTGTAGTGGTTGAGAACCTCGGGAATAATCAGTTTGCTCGCCATCTTTATTCACCTCCTACCAGTACGCTCTGCAGCAGCTCCGTGTCATAGGTCAGGATGTTGTCGATCTCCTGGGCCGGAGTGTACGGAGCGATCCGCTGTCTGAAAGTCATCTTGCCTGCCAGAATGTCGGTGATCGGGTTATCTGCTTCCAGATACTCGATGGACGCGCCTGCCCAGTGTCTCGGAGCATACGCCGCGCAGCGGACGTTCTCGGAGTCCACGACAGACTCGATCAGGATCGTGTTCATCGGATCATCGACCTTCTCGAAGTAGGTCAGGATGAAGTTGTTGCCCTGCCAGTTGAACATTCTCCGAACAGGGAGCCAGATGTCCTTCGGATCGGAGCTGGACGGATATGCTCCGGTGTAGTTGCCCCAGAGCTTCCAGCCGTTCATGTTGATGGCGGTGGCCACGCCGTAGGTATTCACCGTGCTGCCCTGATCCTGGTCAACGACCACCTCGGTGCCGTCTGCCAGGCAGGTTCCGGTGATGCCCAGTGCCTCGTTGGACGGAGACACGCTCGGCACATCCTCGTTCTCCGCGTCAGTGTACGCGATCAGCGCAGCCGCGATGGCGGACGCTGCGAAGATGTACTCGCCGACCTTGAAGCACGGCCAGAGAGGATAGCAGAACTTCGAAGTGAAGCCGCTGGACTCCTTGACGGTCTTGCAGTCGGTGTACTTGGTAGCCTGCGCGGTATCCAGATCGACCAGCGCGATGGCCTTGAAGACGCCGTTGATGTTCGCCGCCTTCGCCGCCAGAGCGATGCCGACCGTGGAGTTCTGGGACCAGCCCGGTGCGATCAGGATGCCCGGAACGACACCCAGCTTCGGGTAGACCTGGCGGATGACTTCCGCTCCGGTTTCCTTCCCGGTGGAGGCATTGTAGGCACCGATGACATTCGCCGCCGTGACAGCGGTCGGATCGATCTTGTTGCCGGAGACCTTCAGCGTGGTCGCGGAAGCTCCTGCGCCGCCTGCGATCAGCGTGATGATCATGTTGCCATCCTCATCGAACTCCGTGGTGAAGTCCGTGCCTGCAGTCAGCGTTGTGCTTCCTGCCTTGACCACGAGGCCCTTTCTCAGAATGCCCTGGATGGCTACAGTGGCCTGCATGTTGGAGACGGCCACCTCGGTCTCGGAGACAGCAGCCTTGTGAACGTCCGGATCCAGTACGTTGATGTACACGACCGGAGCGACCTGGTAGATGTTGTTCGTGACGTACATGGTCTGGCACAGCGTGTACTTCTGAAAATCAGTGGAGTACCCGAGAGCAGCCATCGCCTCCTGCGCGGAATTCGCCAGGATTGGCGTGTTCACCACGGCAGAAGGATCATCGACCATGTTGACCGGAGCAGTACCGATCACGACCTGCACACCAGCAGAGCTGATCTGAGGAGCGGAGATGGCCGTGCCTTCTTCATAGATAAAAACTCCATGCTTGCTCATGATTCATTCCCTCCTTTGAGCGTGAGTGCCTTGGAGAAGGCACTGAATACAAATCCTTTCTGATCACGGAGCATCTTCTCCGCCATCGGATACTGCTCGATCTTGAGGAAGAGGTTCCTCAGTTCCGGCAGCTTCCCGAAGGCCTCCTGCGCACCTGCAGGTATCTCCGTGTAGACCCTGTTCTGGATGCCGATGCCCGGGATGGTAGGCCCGACATACATCAAAGGCTCTGGTGCTTTTTCCTCGGCAGGAGCGGCTTCTTCGATCACGGCCTCATCGGCCACGATCTCTTCCGCGACTGCCTCTGACTTTTTCTTAGCCATAGATCGGTTCACTCCTTCCTATCTTCGGGATGTCAAACACGAGTCTCACGCCTCCGAAGTAGTACGGATAGGTGTCCTCGTCCTGCACGGCCCAGTCCATCTTTGATTCGCACCTGTACTTCCGCGCCAGGAGAGCCTCCTGGGAGAAGCGGTCGATGATGCGCTGGATCATGACCATGATGTGATCCCCTCCGTCCATCTTCGGATCGTCATCGTAGATGCCCAGCAGAATGTCTGTCGGGACCTGCCATGCCGTGAAATCGTCCGGAGTGGTGCCCGTTGAAAGCCGGATGATGGCGTAAGGGAAGAACTTCGTCTCGTCCTCATCGTCCTCCGTGACCTTCGGCAGGAACTGCCTGTAGGCCGTGACGCCCGACTTCTGGTTGCCGTCCACGTCCTTCGTGATGACGTCCTTCAGAATTTTTTCGACCTCGGCAGCGAGGTCTTTCTGTAACTCTAAAGCGGTCATTTTTTCACCTCGCTATACGAGTTTTGCAATTTGCTCTGAAATGTGGTTATGAAGTGCTTCGTTGATCGGCTCCCTGAGTGCTCCCTCAACACCTCGCTCGCCTTCATAAACCTTTTCGATCATCTTCGGTACAGAGTTGGAGTGGAGCACCTTAACCGGGAGTCGCTCCTTTCCTCTTCTCTGCATGATCAGGCCATTAGCCTTGAACGCCTTGATTCCCATGCCGCCCACGATCTCCTTGAGACCGCCTTTTACAATGTCGGCAGCTGCTGCGGATCCGCCTTTGCCCTTTTTGTTCCCTCGATAAGAGAACCGAGGAAGCGTCAGCGGCTTGTCGTTCGCCCGGATCACCGCCATGAGGTTTCCGGTCGTAGCAGGCTGAATCTTCATGTGGTTGTTCCACCCGGCCTGCTTGACGGTATATGCTGCCTGCGCTCCGGTGGCCAGCTTCTTCCTGGCCTCCCGTGCGGTCTGGTTGATGGCGTTCTTTATCACCCTGGGAGCCTGAGACTCCATTCCCTTCAGCTTGCTCTGAACGTACTTCAGATCCGCCTTGTTTACCTCATAGGTAATCATGCTCTGTTCGCCTCCAGCGTAATGGAATAGACGCCGTCCTCCTCGATGGCATCGGCCACCGTGTAGGATCGCTTGTCCAGGCGGATGATGGTTCCCTGCTTCGGCAGCGGACCGTAGTCCACAGCCGCCACGTAGATGAGCTTCTGGTTCGTGAAGATGCCGTCCATGTTCTGGTTGAACCGCTTCTCACGCTCGATCTGTTCATTGTCATCAATCTGGACCGCCATCGGGACGCCGTTCACAAGGTGCATGTCCGAGAATTCCTCGGTGTTTAGGAAGACCTCATGCACATCCGAAGCAATAGCTTCTTTGAATGTCATGCCTTCTTTCCTCCACGTTTCCGCTCCGGCTTGTCCGGGATCCTCCCGACCAGAGCTTCCGGATCCCCGTCAGAGCTTAATCCGGTGCGTCCAGGCTGCGCGGTCATGCGCTTGGCCTTCGGAGGCTTCGTGGTCTCCTCGTCATCGATCCACGCCGCGCTCCCGGCCTCTATCCACGCCTCGACCATCGCTGCGTCATCGCCCGGAAGAACATCGCCAGTCCTGTACTGCCTGGAGCGGTACAGGACGGGACGTGTTGCTCTTAAGGTCACGCGTTGATGCTGACGAGGATCTCGGTGTCGGAGGCTTCAGCCGCCTGTGCTGCAAAGCCTGCCTTCGTGTTGCCGCTGGAGGCGTTGGTGATGCCGTCACCGTCCCAGTAGACATCGGCCCCTGCCGCGATGGCGGAGGTTCCCGTCTTCGGCATCTTGAAGACACCAGTCACATGAAGGCTCCCGACCTCGCCCGGAGCGATCTCGCATCCGATCACGCCGATGCGAGAGCCATACGCCACTATGGTGTTGGCTTCGATGGTCGTGGATCCAGTGTTCTTATAATCGAGGGATTCTCCCCTCTGCCAGAATGCTGCACTTGCCATGGTCTTGTCCTCCTTTCATTAGATTGCCACGCCAGGATTCTTGCAGATGCCTCTGAAGTCACGCACAGAGATACCCCAGTCGAGCCAGATGTCCCAGGTGAAACCGAGCGTTCCCGAAGTCTCCATTCTGCGGACAGTAGGAGTCTCCTGCCCATTGAGGTAGTCGACCTGGATGCCCCTTGCAGATGCCTCGTCCGCCAGCATGAACCACGGACAAGCGTTTGCACCTGCCATGGCGTTGAGCAGCGGAGACTGCACGATCTGCAGAGGATAGTTGTAAAGCGGATTGACATCGTTGTTGCTGGATCCGGTGACCTGCGCGGAGTGGAAGATCACGGCCAGGTCGAACTCGTAGCCGACCGGAACCACGATGGTCTTCGGAGTCATGTAGATCGGATCTCCGAAGTGGTCGGTCTGCTTCTGCATCTGCAGGATCATCTCCTGGATGCTCGCCTGGGACGGCTTGGATCCGGTGCCGATCAGGTTCTTGTGGGCCGCAGTGAACAGCGCAGTGCCATCGAAGATGGTGGCGTTGTCGAAGAGCAGCTTGTAGACCTGCTTGTCGATGGTTTTCTTCGCGGCAGTGGCATACAGACCAGGAACTCTGGTCAGGAAGCCGATGTCATCGTTGATGAAGGCCTGACGGGTCATGGAGAACTGCTTTCCGTAGGTCTCCAGCTTACGCTGCGGCAGCAGTTCGGTTCTCGGAGCATCCGGCTTGATCTCGCCGTTCTCCGGTACCTGCAGGAAATCGCCCACGCCGCCGATCACGTACTCATGGTCTGCAGTGGTCTTGAAGTCCGGCAGGGATCCCTTCGTGGTGATCTCCTGGAAGGTTGTCGGTACACGATTGTACAGATCCACGATGGACTTGCGGATCGTCTGGTCCATGATGGCCGGGAAGGTCGCGGTCGGGTTGTAGAACTGTCTGCACAGCTCCGAATACAGGTCATCGGAACTCATGCGGATCAGCTCGCTTGCGGAGCGGTTGCCATCGCGAGACAGGCACTCGATGGCCAGATCGCGCAGGCTCATGCCTCTGAACTGGTTAGCTCCGTCTGCAGGCTGCGCTACGGAAACGCCGGAGCGCATGGCCAGGCCGTCCACCGCCGCTCTGCGGAACTTGTCCTCTGCGGAATCGGTTACGACAGCTCTGCCGGACAGCGGAGCGTGGTTGGTACGCATGTGCTCAATCACTGCGGCGCGTACCTGCTCCACAGTGCTGTTGTCATCGATGAAGGAGCGAGACTCCATTCCGAACTCCGCGCACAGGTCAGTGATCTGGCGGATGCGCTCACGCTCCGCAGTAACTGCCCTCTGGGCATCGTCCTGATTGCCGTTCGCGCCGTCCTCCGCAGGAGCGGTCTGCTGTCTCTGCTGATTAGCGTGGCCAGCATCTCCGCTGCCAGCATTGGTCTCTGCTGCCCGGTCAAGGGCTTCCAGAGAACGCTGCAGGCTGTCGAACTCGGCTCTTTCATCTGCCGTCATCGCTCTGCCTTCGGACTGTGCGAGCTGCAGCAGTTCACGCTGGCGAGCGAGGATCTGTTCTCTACTCATGGTGGTTGCCTCCTTTTGTAAGATTTTGGTTATATTGAAGTTGCCTCACATAGGTCTCGTAGAACTCGTCCACGCCGCCGTTATCCAGCGAACGCCCGACTCCGACCGTAGGGTCTGCAGGGACGCTGACGATGCTCACCTCGTAAGGTGCCCACTTCTTAGCGATGGAGCATGGTCCCGTGAACCTGCCGTCCTGAGACTGCTTGTTCGGCATTACTTCCTCCCAGTCTTCTACCATGTATCCGACCGACACGCCCTTGAGCGTTCCGGTCTTGACCTTCTGGTAGATCTTCTCGGACGAGTCATCCGAATCGAATGTGATCTCGGCATACCCTCGTCCATCTTCGATCCAGGCGCGGTCGATCTTACCGACCACCTCGTCTCGCTCGTGGTTAAACAGCACGACTCCGATGGAGTTGAGCCGTTCCAGATCCACGCAGCCTTCCGAGTGATCAAGGATCTCCTGCCCGAACCATCTTGTGTATGGCTCCTCTGAAGAGAAGGAAAGCGTGAACGTGCGCTCACGACCTTCGCCATCAGCGGCCCGGATGGAGCAGTTGTAAAGCTCCCGGACTCCCTTATTCTTCTCCCTCTGAGGTTTCGTCTCCGCCTTCGGAGCCGCCCTCGTCAGGATCTGTCTCTTCTCCTCCGCCACCTGTGCCATCGTCAGGCCCTGGCGGAGTTTCTTCTTTTTCTTCCTGTAGCTTGCCATCGAATAACACTCCTCTCAGATCAATTCCTTTCTTGTCGGCATACGCGATCACCTCGGCCATGTCATCGATCTGGACGCGCCAGTCGGTGCCGTTCTCTGCAGACACCTGCTTGAAGGTCTTCACTCCGGTGTTCAGAGCGGTCTTGGTCGCATTCGCTTCCTTCTGCGGATCGATCCATTTCTTCGGCTGGATGATCCACTCGTGTTCGAGGTACTTCTCCTTGTTCTCCCAGAAGTCAGGAGCGGAGATCATTCCGGCCAGGACGCAGGAGATCACGAAGGTCTCATAGATCTCGTCCAGGACAGCCAGCAGCTTGTCCTGCTCCTCCACGAAGGTCAGCTCGTCCTCGATGGCTCCCTGCCTCGCGGACGCGTAGTTCGTCTCGGACATGTCGCGGCTCGTGGCCTCGTAGCTGATGCCCTGGCCTGCGCCGACCAGCCGCTGCTGCAGCTTGACGAAGGACGTGGCGTCTGCAGACTGCCCGGTCGGGTTTACGACCTGCACCTCG